CTAAATAAACTTCGCAAGAATACAACTATCAAGGACTCAGATATCCTAGCGGACTCTAAGTTCTTCAATGCCAAGGATATGGTTGCAACTACGGTTCCTGCCATCAACATCGCTCTGAGTGGTAAGATCAATGGCGGTTTTGTGCCAGGTCTCACTATCTGGGCAGGTCCATCGAAGCACTTCAAGACCTCGTTCAGTCTGCTCATGGCCAAGGCATACATGGACAAGTATGCAGATGCAGTCATGCTCTTCTATGACTCTGAGTTCGGTACTCCACAGTCATACTTCGACTCGTTTGGTATCGATACCTCTCGTGTCCTTCACACGCCTATCACCGACGTTGAACAGCTTAAGTTTGACATCATGCATCAGTTCGAGGAGATCAAGCGTGGTGATCATGTCATCATCGTGATCGATTCGGTTGGCAACCTTGCATCTAAGAAGGAAGTCGAGGATGCTCTGAAGCAGAACTCTGCTGCCGACATGACTCGTGCCAAGCAACTCAAGTCTCTGTTCCGTATGGTCACCCCACACCTCAACCTAAAGGACATTCCTTTGGTCGTGGTCAACCACACCTACCAGACTCAGGAGATGTACTCTAAGGCGGTCGTGAGCGGTGGTACTGGCATCTACTACTCAGCTGACAACATCTTTATCATCGGCCGTCAACAGGAGAAGGACGGTAAGGAAGTTACCGGATACAACTTCATCATCAACGTCGAGAAGAGCCGGTTCGTCAAGGAGAAGTCCAAGATTCCTATCGAGGTATCATGGGACAAGGGTATCAGTAAGTGGTCTGGTCTTATGGACATGGCTATCGAGTCTGGTCATGTGATCAAGCCAAAGGTTGGCTGGTTCCAGAAGGTCGATATGGAAACCGGTGAGATTGATGCTAAGAACTATCGTATGGCCGATACATATGCGTTCGGCTTCTGGCATCCTATCCTGCTGTGCCCAAAGTTCAATGAGTTCATTGAGAAAAAGTATGCTGTAGCTGCTGGTTCTATCATGCAGAGTGAAGATGTTATTGAAGATCTGGAACTGGAGGAAGACGACTGATGAAAATCGAAAACGTTATCTTTGGAAATCTTGTAAACAATGAGGAGTATGCTCGCAAAGTAATTCCATTCTTGAAGTCTGACTATTTCACTGATAACGTTGATCGTACCATTTTCGAACTCGTCGAGTCTTATGTTGCCAAGTACAGTACCTTCCCCTCTAAGGAGGCGTTGAGTATTGATCTTGGCAACAAGACTGGACTAACCGATGACCAGTTCAAGAGTGCCGAAGGCATTATCTCTGAACTGGCCAAGAGTGATGATCGTGATGTGGCATGGTTGATCGACTCCACTGAGAAGTTCTGTAAGGACAAGGCTCTTTATAATGCTCTCATGGAGTCGATCAAGCTAGTTGATGACAATCGCAGCAAGGATGGCATCTCGGTTGGTTCTATTCCTCAGATCCTTACAGATGCACTGGCTGTGTCATTCGATCAGAGTATCGGCCATGACTTTCTAGATGACTCTGATGATCGATACGAGTTCTACCATCGTACCGAGGTGAAGATCCCGTTCGATCTGGACTTCTTCAACAAGATCACGAAGGGTGGCCTTCCGCGTAAGACTCTGAACATTGCTCTTGCCGGTACTGGTGTAGGTAAGTCTCTGTTCATGTGTCACTGCGCTGCTGGCAACCTTATGGCTGGTCTCAACGTCCTATACATCACCATGGAAATGGCTGAGGAGAAGATTGCTGAACGTATTGATACCAACCTCCTTGGTATGACCACAGACGATCTCCGTGAGCTTACTAAGCCATCGTATGACAAACACATGAGTCGTGTCAAACAACGCGCCAAAGGCAAGCTGATCGTCAAGGAGTATCCTACTGCATGTGCAGGTTCGGCTAACTTCCGTCACCTCATCAATGAGTTGAAGATCAAGAAGAACTTTGTACCTGACATGATCTACATCGACTATCTGAACATCTGCACCTCGTCACGTATCAAGGCAGGTTCTAACGTCAACTCGTACACGATGATCAAGGCGATCGCTGAGGAGCTTCGTGGTTTGGCTGTAGAGTGTAACGTTCCTATCATGTCGGCTACTCAGACAACTCGTACGGGCTTCTCATCATCCGATGTTGGTCTAGAGGATACCTCTGAGTCGTTCGGTCTGCCAGCTACGGCCGACTTCATGTTTGCACTTATCTCGAGTGACGAACTGAAACAACTCGGCCAGATCATGGTCAAGCAGCTGAAGAACCGTTACGGCGATCCTGAGATGCACAAACGGTTCGTTATCGGTGTTGACTACTCTAAGATGAAGTTGTACAACACTGAGGAGTCTGCACAGACCGATCTTATGGATGATACACCTATCTTCGATAAGTCAACGACCGGCCAGCGGTATGAGAACGACTACAAGCCTGCAACCAAGTTTGATAAGATAAAATTTGCAGGATTCAAGTAGATGGATTGGGAGAAGATATCTGTCAAACCCGAGCCACAGTGGTCGGTCATAAAACAGCCGGTATACAAGTGGAGATGTCAACTCCATCCTGGTACCTACTGGATGGTCGAGGATCACCGGGTTCCTAATCGGTTTCATCGTAAGATGCAAGAGCTTTGTTTTGGTATTGTATGGGAGAAGATCAATGGTTAACTACAAAATCGTAAATGAACATATGGTAATGGCAGACACTCTTGTCGGCTACGTTGAGATCGGTGGTGATATCGTCGAGACCAAGACAAACCAGATTATCAAATGTGGTTTGGGGATGAAGGAAGCCAAGGAACTGGTTCGGCATCTCAACTTTGGTGGTGGATTCGATGGTGAAACCCCAACATTTTTTTTAGTTAATACTGCAAAAATACTAACTTCCAGTTATTAACTTGTATAAATAACTGTACACTATGTGGTGCGTGGATATACAGTTTCAACTGTGTAAGTAGGCAAGAGTCTTAATTGACGAATGGAATAGACGGGATTACAGGTGGGGTTCCTCCTGTCACACGCATTTGGGGATGACTTTCGGGTCATCCCCTTTTTTATGTACAATATATCGAAATAGGTGTACCTTGGTATAGTTAGCCAAGGAGAAAAAACATGTACACCCTTCATTATTTCGATATCAATAACAACAATATCTCCACTATCTCACCACAATTCCCCGACATTCAAACCCTGGTCAACTATATCAACCAACACCCCGAAATCGACGCGGTTGTTTTCCATCAAAACAACTACAACCACCGCGACACACTCGTCGCCGCCCGAATTGCCGACGTTATCCTCAACGGAAAACCTCGCCGGAAATTCGTCAAACAAATGGCCGAATATATCGAATCTATCCCCGATCAAATCCAATGGAAACCAAAATACCCTAAAAACTAATTTCATTCTTTTGAAAATAGTTGTGTACATATTATGCGTTATGTGCTAATATGAATAATAAGCTAAGGAGATTGTCATGACCAAGTTCACCAAGGAAACTCTCAGCTACCACGGCGGCTACCTCCACTATCAGCCGCACGCTGATAACTACTACGAAGGTCGTAAGTTCGTTGCTCGCTTCAAGCATCGTGGTCCGGTCACCAAAGCGAAGTTCGTCAAGGCCCTGATCAAGCACTACACGGTCGAAGAGTACTTTGCACGCCTCGGTGGTTCTGCAAATGCTCAGGGTGAAGCTCCTCTGCAGATCCTCATGAATGACGGTATCCTGGTGTTTCATGCTGATGAGAAGTTTGGCGGTTACTTCGTTCTGGACGGAAAGGTTATCTGATGGAAGGTTGTCGAAACGTTAAGCTCCAAACTGAAAGGCCAGACGGTCCTAAGGTTATACCTCTCACAAATGCCACGAGTGGCATTCACCCTAACTACAGTGTGGTGACTCGTTCTGGACGGAAAGGTTATCTAATGCAACAGATTGCATACGCAGTCGTCGGTGACGGCAAGTTCGGATTCAAGATCTTCGGTCAAACCTTCGAGACAGAAGGTTTGACCGAGTACTGGGAGAATCGTGGATACCAGACTATTCCTGTCTACGTCGAGATGACCGACGAACTCAAAGAATTTTACTCCTACTCAAAATAGTTGTGTACATATTATCAAAAGTATGCTAATATGAATAATAAGCTAAGGAGATTGAAAATGTTTAATGTTCGAATGAATAAGTTTGGTAACAAAGTAGCTAACGGTAACTTCTCTATGACGTTCGCTAATGGCTACAGTGTCTCTGTGGCTATGGGTGACGGCACTTATAGCGATGGTAATTCGGAAGACGGTTTTACCTCTGTTGAAGTCGCTGCATGGGATGCTGATGGCAACTGGGTTCAACTGGGTCATGGCGATACGGTTGTCGGTTGGCAGTCACCTGAAAAGGTTCTGGCTATAATGAATAAAGTGGCAGCAATGTAATTTAATGCGTGCATAGCTAAAATAGTTGTGTACATATTATGAAATATATGGTACATTGGCTTATACGATGGTGAAAGGCACGAATGGTCTTTCGTAAATTGGGTTGGGCTTCGGCTCTGTAAATTCCCTCAGTGGACCGCCTTCCACCATCGTATCTTTGTGGAGATTACTATGACAATGCATCTTTTAGGTCCTGCTTACACCACCACTAATACGCGTGTACGAAAGACCAAGACTAGTGCCACGCAGTACCATAAGTACTATATTGATTGGCGTGATGACTGCAAGTTCAACAAGCGGCTTGGTACAGCGCCAAAGACTCTAGACGAGTACATTGCGTATTGTCAGGGAAAGTACAAGCCAAAGCTCCGTGGCACACCGTTGCCAGAGTATAATGTATCCAACCACCGTGAACGCTATCCATCACAGACCGACACTGGTGTCACATTTGCCAAGAAGCCAAACGTCTACACAGGCGATAAGTTGCTAGGTATTGCCACTATGCATAAGTCCAACATGGTTCCTGTCTTCAGTCAGGAGGATGCTGAAGAGATTGCTAAGATGCGCCGGGGCTAAAATAGTTGTGTACAAATTATCCAAAATATCGTACTGTGAATAATAACAAGTGGAGATTATTATGAACCAACGTCCTGGCAAGACTCATTCGGCTGCGCTCGGTGATAGTCAGAATGTACCTCTTCGCTCTCTTATCGATTATGTCAAGAATGCACGAGTTGCTCTCAACGAAACCGACCATGAGGATGCGGCGTATTATTTCGAAATGTTCGAAGACTTCCTTCGGACCGAGGTGGCAAACGGAACCAAACCGTTGTCGTTCACGTACAAGTCACTTGGTCTATAAGGAAACATTATGATTATTGAAACACCTTATAAGGTCGGTGACATTGTCACTCTCAAGATTCTTGGCGGAGATGAAGTCGTTGGTCGACTCTCCGATGTGGACCGTTCACAGGGCGTGTACACGATCAGCAAGCCGCATGCGGTTATGATGGGTCAGCAAGGTTTTGGTCTTGCACCGTACGTCCTGACTGCTGGTCCGGACTATAAGATTGAGTTCGTCCATGCACATGTCATCTGTGTCGTCAAAACCTTCGATGCCGTTGCCAAGGAATACATCAAGCAAACTACTGGGATTTTGGTATAATGGAAAACAAGCACGTGAACGTACAGGCAGGTATGGGATGGATCGGTTGGTTCTTCATTCTGTTCTGGAACTTTGGTGACAACAAGATGGATCTGTACGATGCACTGTACAGCTTCCTGACCTCTGGAGTCGTGCAATGATTATCGAGAACCGTGTAGTATGCCACAAGTGTGGAGAAGATATCTTCTCGAAGAACCGTCATGACTTTGTGACTTGTACATGTGGTGCTATCTCGGTTGATGGTGGCCAGGAGTATCTACGTCGGGTAGGTGCTATCCATAACTTTACTGAACTCAGCTGGGAGCTTCCTGACGAACTGTACAATGCTTGTGCAGCGGCTGTTGAAGATGCTATCAATACCAACCGCAATAAGTTTGGTATCGCCAATGCTGTGATGCGTAAGCTTCGTGAAGCTGCTCGTGTGGTTGCTGAGCACGAGCAGTATATCCTCGCCAAGAACAAGCATCTCGATGAGATCATGGTTGGAGAAGCAGATGGAACTTTTAATCGTTATAGAAAGGTCGTAGAATGCGATACTCTTTAGAACGCGAAGGCGATGGTGCTGGTGATCGAGGCGGCATGAGTGATGCCATTACTCCTATTTGGGACGAAAACCATAAACTAATAGATAAAATTATCGAAAATAACGCTCGGCCAAAAGTAGGTGCGGCGATGAGAGTTGGCTCAATTTATGCTCGTAGCTACGATCATCACGACTGGTGGATGACTACGCCTATCACAGAGATCCTTGAAGAACACACCAGGGAAGATGGTGCAGAGTATGTTCGGTTTAAGACGCGTAACTCGATCTATATATGGAGATGTCAGTGAATCTTGAGACTGAGGCATATGAAGGAGAGTTGCGTAAACTGCGTCAAGTTTACGCAATGGTCAAGCACATCGGCCTTATAGAAAAACTTGGTGGCATCTACTTCATCTGTGGTGAAAGCGGCGCCAAAGACGACAATGACCTTCCCGATAACATCTATATTTGTCCGGCATATGGATGTGATTGGTTTCAAGTATATGAAAAAACGGACAAATCTTTTGGACCTGAATGGTAGGAGAATGAATATGAAGCATACTATTGAACTTGACCACGAAACTGTCGACCAGATTGTAGTCGATACACTCTTTCAGACTCGCTCTGGTTTGCTTGAGGACTACATTAAGGGCACGACTGCAGTGTTTGACTTTAACCCAACTGAAGATCGCAAGCAGATTGGCGAAATGATCAAGGCGATTGAAAAGGTCATCGATTGGCACTCGATTCCTGGTACCGTAGAATTCGATGAACTGCCCACCTTCGATGCCTAAGTATCTTGTAGAAACCATTAGCGTATTCCGACTGCGCTATGTCGTTGAGGCAGAGTGTGCTGAACACGCTAAGGATGAAGTTAGCATGAACTTTGATGGCAAATTTCATGAGTTTTCACAACTTCATATTGATGAGATGATTACATCTGCTCGTGAGATTGATACCAAAGAGTATCTGTGTCTATACGATGAGGACAACCCACACTTCAAAGACTGGACTGATGAACAGAAACTTGGATGGGTCAATGTCATCGATTACAACAAACCGAATCCGGAATTAAAGGAAATCGATCCTAGCCAACGTGACTGGGAATATGATGGAGCCGGTATCAAGGTCTGGAAAGGCACAAATGATCGTTATGTCAAGCCATAATTATCTTTTCATCTTCATCATTTTGTTGTGTACATTAACTAGCTATTTGATTATAACTAATAAGAGTACTGATGAAGAACGTGATGAAATGTTGAATGGTAAGGATTGGTTTTGAATATTTTCTATCTACATGAAGATCCCCGACAGTGTGCGGAGTGGATGGTAGACAAGCATGTTGTCAAGATGATTCTTGAGACTGCTCAACTACTATCCACTGCTCATCGCGTACTTGACGGTGTCATGTTTATCGATACATCTGGCGCACGCAAGAAAAAGGTATACAAACTAAATGATGACCGTGATTTCATTCTCTATAGTGCTACTCATATCAATCATCCAAGTGCTATTTGGGCAAGACAGGCAGTGGAAAACTATAACTGGCTGGTCGATCATCTCTTTGCTCTCGGCACTGAGTATACTTACCGT